GTGATAACTTTGCTGAAAGAATCAAGAACGAAGTTGAGACTTTACTCTCAATTGACATGTCAAAAGCTGATGGTAAGAAACTACAGTTTATAGCTACTATGTCCTCTCTTGGACTTGGTCTTGCAGCTTTTGCTATAGGTAAAGCGGGATCAGGCGTAGCAGATGCTGTTACTACCTTCCAAAGTGAGAATTTTGCAAAAGATATAAAATCAGAAGTTGAAACACTCTTAGAAATACCAAACCTACCAGGTGTTGGTGTCGACACATTAGCATTCCTAGGAGTCATGGGTGGTATATCAGCTGGTCTTGGCGCTTTCGCAGTAACAAAAGGAGCAGCAGGAATTGCTGAATTCTTAAATCTTGGTGGTAACTTTGCTGAAGGTATTAGAGATGAAGTTGATACTATATTAAGTATTGGAGATAACGCTGATGCTGAACGAACAAAAAGAGCTTCAGCTTCTCTGATAGAAATTTCCAAAGGAATTGGTATTTTTGCTGGTGCTCAAGGACTTGGCGCATTAAGTGGAATAAGTTCTTCTATTTTAAGTTTCTTTAGTGGCAGTTCAAGTCCAATAGAACAAGCATTAAGACTTGGCGATAACGCAGCAGACGTACAAGCAGGCGCTGATGCATTCACAGATTTTGCAGATGCTCTAGGTAAATTCTCTAATGTTAATTTAGACTTTGATGCTGAAGCTCTTGCAGAAGATCTTTATACTGCTTCTAAAACTCTTGAACTCGCTCTTGTAGGTGGTACTGAAGGGTTTATATTTAAACAAAAATTTGTAGGTCTTAATAATCTTACCGGTGATATGGATAAAGCTGTATCAAGCATTAATAGGTTAAAGGATAGTCTTTCATTAGAAGTCCAAGGAGGTCCGTCAATGCAAGTACCTAATAAGATAGAAGGACTTATGGTTAATACTCTTTCAGTAGAAAACGCTATCTTAAAAATGCCTAATCAAAATTCTGCTGGCTCAAATACAAACGTTGTAAGAGGTGGAGATCAAATAAGAGGTGGTGATAACTATGTCTTTAACACTTCATCAGCTACTGATTCTATTACAGAAGGCCTTGCTAACAGATAAAAAAAAGGACTCTTAAAAGAGCCCTTGAAAAAACTGTGGTGGAGTTTTTTAATTCAAATTAAGAATCCTTAGCGAGTTTCGCAAAATAACTTAACGTATCATCTTCTTCAGCTGATTGTCCAACTGTTGTATCAAAAGGATTATCATCCGCTGACACTGTTGGAGCTGCAACACTTGGTTGAGCTTGGAAAGGATCTGCTACTGGTGCGTGACCTGCAGTTACTCCTAATACCTTATTAAGTTTCATTGAGAGCTCATCATAAGTCTTATAATTCTCTGGAAGTAAAAAGTCTCCTAAAGAATAGAGTTTGTCATAGATTTCAGTAAGTCTTGCTTCATCGCCATCAAATAATGAGGCTGGTGAAGAGAATTCTGATTTGTCATAGTTGACCCACCCTTCTACTTTTCTGATTTTAATCTTGAAGTCTGCACCTTCCCAGAAATCGTAAGGATTTACTGGATTTTCATCAGCGAACTGAGGTTGCATAACATCCATGATTTTATCAAAGATTTTTTTACCAAACTTATAAAGTTTGACTTTACCTTCATTTTGAGGATTATCAGGATCAGAAACAATCAATACGTTTGATACGTAATGTAGTCTTCTTTTCCTTTCTCTTGCAAGAGCTTTATCTTCATCTCGACCTGAGTTCCAAAGTAAACCATTTGATTCGCTTAGTGGATCTGGTTGTCCAATGGAGGTTAAAGAGTTTTCGATATACCATAAGCCAGTTGGGCCTTTAAACCCGTGATCCCAATACCTTACCCAAGGAAGATCTTCACCTTCTTTAGCTGGTAGGAATCTGACTACGGCATAACCGTTTCCTGCTTTATCTCGTGTCGGTTTCCAAAACCTATCGTCATCGTAAGAATTAGATTCTGTTTTGGCTGTTGATACGGCTTCCGCTGCTTTTACGAGTTTGTCGATTGACGAGCCTCGCATGCTCTTTAGATTTTCTAGTGACATATATTTTCTCCTGTATTTACACTGTATTTTACTGAATTATCCACTTTATACATAATGTTATAGTATATTATACCACACTTCTATGGTTTTGTAAAGGTTTCTTTTAACAAATTTAAGCATTTGTTTCGATCAAACTTTACGAATGGTCTGTATTTCATAATCTTTCTATAGATTTCCGGCCAAATAATTGTGTCCGTTATCTTTTTATTTTCACGTTCTACAAAACCAAGTATCGAATCCAAGATGACTACCGTTTCTAAGAGTATCTCTTCTTGCATCCAAAGTTTTATAATTAATGGATGACTATTATCTTCTGCTTCGAAAAGAGAATCAAATGGTATATCCATATCATTAAGTTTATTTATATCAGTTTGAAACTGATAAGTTAAAGATTCCATAACCTTTTTATGGTCTCTATAATATCTTTCGCCGCCTTCATTAAGCATATCACCGACATACTTAACGTCGTTTTTAAAGTTAGCAACATAGAATTCTTTTAATTCGTTTTCGTATGTATTCGCTAGCTTGGCAAAGAAATATTTATCCTTCCTATTAAAGAATGAGGTAGGTTTTACTGAAGTCTTAAAATGATATTTAATCGCATCGTATCCATCTGTTTCGAAATGGAGCTTAAGCGCATTATATAATTTATAAGATTCAAAAGGATCATTCATATAGGTAGTTTATTAGTTCTTTTAACTTTAATAAGATTTAAGCTTGCTGCTTCTTCTTCAATCTTTTGTTTCAAAGAATCTGTTAAAAGCTTTTTCATATTCTTATAGTCCATTGCTCTTTCCTCAACAACATAAGATGCTGCATCGATATATGACATATTGCTATTTGCTACAAGATGCTCTACTGCTGCAGAGAATCTCTTCTTTGTCATAATTTTTTGTTCTATTGGATTATCAGTCATATTAAAATACCCTCATTAAGATACAATCAGCATTAATTCTGCCTGATGGTATACTTACTTTTGTTGTTAATGAGTCCCAGAGCTTTTCAAGCTGTTTCTCAGTTTTGTTAATTACCATAGGTAATATCTCATCAGGTTTTCTGATGGTTGCTTGTTTGCTTGAACCACTAAAGTTCTTGATTGAAGTCCCTGAGACTTCGAATCCTCCAATGGAATCTGTTGTGTATTCAATAAGTTTCTTATTCTTTCTATTGTATACAAACAGCTTGTGTTTCGTGGGTATAAGAACTGGATTGATTGATGTTAACTTCACATCGTCATCCTCTTCACAGTACTTAAGCTTAGACACTTGCTGATCAGATGCTTTCACCTTCTTCGCTCTTGGCATCTTTGTAGCTTTAAATGAAGATCGTAGCTTTTCTAAGTCATCAAAGACTTCTTCAAATTGCTTCATGATCTTTCTTTTATCTCCTTTAGAGATATATGAGTATCCTTCGATACAGTTCTCATCAGTCTTTTCATAAGCTGCTTTGATGTTCTCATACTCTGGCTCAATAAGAGCTTTGAATGTATTAATGGCATTGCCTTTTAATCCATGTCCTTTAAATCGATTGTAGCAACTAAACGTTTGAGTGAAGTTGTTATCGAACCAGCCTTCAACAATAATACTATCCCAATCATGATAGATTGTATCAAGTACTTTTGTCTTTGCTCTTTCAGCTGGAGAGATGACAACGACTTTCGCCTTTTGTTTCTCTTCAATCTTCTTAAGCGATAAGCCTTCTTTATACATTGCATTAATGTGAGCTTTTGCTTTTTCAAGAATAGCGTCTTCGTATTGATATCCACGAGTATAAAGCTTTATAACTTTATTAACTTTCATGAACTTAGAGTCTTTCAGTCTTTTAAGTACTGATATTTTCTTTTTGTCGTATCCACAGTAGTCCATTGCGAACTGATATGTGGTTGGCATATAGTCTTTTTGTTTGTAAAAATAGTTATACCAATGAGCGCCTTTTGTCCAGACAAGATCATTAAATTCTGATTCTTCTGTATAGATGGGTTCTGGTCCAAGATACTTATCATCAAGACTTGGTCCTCTTTTCTTTTTGCGTGCTGCCATATTTCTCCTTATATATGTTTATAGTTATATTATATCACATTCCTTATCAAATGTAAACGATTAATTTTAGGTGGCCAAAACTCCGCAGTGATAAGGAGTTGCGTTAATGAGCTCCGGCCTTTGATTAGTTATCTCCTACTTGAAATACATAATTTTCAGCTGCATCTTCTGCAAAGGATTCGTTATGTATACCCATAGGTGTAATAGCGATAAGATTATCGTTAACAAATTTATGAACACAATAGATTCCGTCTTCTCTTTGTGTTACTTCTGCTCTTCGATTCTTATGAGTGTAAGTTGAAAGCTGAGTATAAGTATACCTCGCTTCTATTATTTCATCGAGTTTGGCTTCTATATCGTCGAGCCGAGACATGACATCTTCAAAATTATACATCGTCGTTGTTCTCCATAAATAAATAATAAATTGTGCCACATGCTAATGCGGCCATGATTGTGTAAATTAAAACTTCCATTAGTTTCTCCTCATATTGCTGATATCTTCAGCTTCTTGTTGACTGATTACTGGTACTGCATTTGACTTATGCATTGTTGCAATACCTTTAACAAGAGTTCCTGTGTATATAGGTGACTCTTTTTTGTGTGTGTTTGACTTAGGATAGTTACCTGTTTTCATATAGTTTTCCATCACTGAAGTATATTGTTTTTCTTGTTCAGCTCTCATAGCGTCAAGTTGAGAAAATTCTTGTTTCATAGGTTTAAATTCAGGCTTATTTTTTTTGGCTGAAGTTAACACATGGTTCTTTCTCTTACGACCGCAAGGTGAATACCTAAGCGATCCCATATAAAAATTAGTTGCACCCATTACTTAGGACCTCCATTGTGTCCAATCATTGAATGATTCTTTTGTGCTTCTCTCCATGCGAGGAAATGAATTGCAACTTCTCTTGTTGAGTGAGTTAAAGTACTCACTGGACTTCTTTTTGTTTTTTTCATAATCTGCTTATTTTTCCTAAAATGTTATCGACCTCTGGATCATTAAGACGTCCT